CCGGCGGACGCCCCGCTCGTGCAGGTGCTCGAGTTCTCCCGGCACGCCGTCGCCGTCGACGAGCGGGAGGGGAAGCAGCAGCTCATCGTGCGGGACAAGCTCACCGGGGACGCGATCGTGCTCGACGGCGTGACAGGGTCCGTCACGGTCCGGGCCACGACCGCCCTGGTCCTGAAGGCTGACGGCCTGGTCTCGATCGAGGGCGCCGCCGTCACGGTCAACGGGCGCCCGGTCCTCGCCGACCCGAAGCCGCTCTGAAAGTGCTTGTTTTGTAGGCTTTCAAAAAAAAGAAAGCGGGCACGAAAAAAGGTCTTGCAAGACTTGCAAGTCTTGCATATACTGTCAGGCATGAAGAACGCCTCCGAGAAAGCCGAAGCCGTCTCGACCACGTGGTTGTGGATCGCGGCGGACGGATCGGTTCGCTGGGGCACGCCCGACAAGAACATCATGAAAGCGCTCACCGCGGCACTTAGTTGAGCGCTCAAGGAGTATTCCGATGATCTCGAACACCATCCTTCTCCTCGGTCTCACAGCGGTCCTTGGCGTCGTCGAGGCCACAACCTCCCCCGGCGCGAGCGCCTTCACGCTCTACTACAAGACCGTGACGAACCAGCCCGTCGCGCGCGAGTTACGCGTCCGAATTCGCGCGGCGCTCTCCCAGTGCGGATTTGACTCCGAGGGCGTTACCATTGCCTGCTCCGGACAGGGATTCGGCGCGTTCGACCTGGCCGCCGCAGTCGCCGTCCTCGCTGCGCTGGGGCACGTCGACGCGCGCCGCCTCCAGGGTACCGCGTTCGTCGGGGAGCTGTCTTTGACGGGCGCGATCCGCCCGGTTCGGGGGATACTTCCGATGCTGCGCGGGGCGAAGGCGCTCGGCCTCGTCCGCGTCGTCGTGCCTGCGGCGTGTGTGAACGAGGCGTCCGAGGCGTTTATCGAGGGCGTTGAAGTCTTATACGCCGACCACCTGAGCAAGGTCGTCTCTTGGTTCGGCGGGGCATCCCTGCCGTGCGCGGGTCCGACCCGGGCGGAGGAAAACGCGAAGTGGGCGAAGCTTGCGCCGCCCAGCGTCGACCTAGCGGATGTGCGCGGGAACCTTTCAGCGCGGCGGGCGCTGGAGATCGCTGCCGCGGGCGGGCACAACCTGCTGCTCGTCGGGCCTCCCGGAGCGGGCAAGACGATGCTGGCGCGCCGCCTAGCGACGATATTGCCACCGATGACGGACGAAGAGGCGCTCGACGCTACCGCGCTCCACTCCGTCGCGGGGCTCCTCCAGGCCGGGCAAGGCAGGCTTCGCGAGCGCCCGTTCCGCGCACCGCACTACACGTGCTCCGCGGTCGGGCTGGTCGGGGGCGGGGAGCCTCCGCGTCCGGGGGAGGTCTCGCTCGCGCACAACGGGGTGCTTTTCCTCGACGAGCTGCCGGAGTTCAAGCGGGGCGCGATCGAGGTCCTGGCGAACGCACTCCACGCCGGGTGGGTGGACGTATGCCGGACCAAGTTCCGCACGTCGTTTCCGGCACAGCCGCTCATTGTGGCTGGAGCGAATTCGTGTCCGTGCGGGTTCCGCCTCATGGATAAGAGCAAGATGGTCTCTCCTTCCGCGGATCGGACGTGCACGTGCTCTGACGAGCGGGTCGCGATGTACCGGGCGCGGTTCTCCGGGTTCGGCTTCGTCGACTTCGCCGTGCGCATGACTCCACCCGATGCAGCACAGCTCGTAAAGTGTACGCGCGGAGAGTCGAGTGCGGACGTCCGGGAGCGCGTCGTTGCGGCGCGCAAAATACGCGACTGGCGCGGTTCGACCTACGGCGAGTTCCCGGCGCTCGACGACAATACGAACGCGCTACTTTGCCAAGCAACGGAACGCCTGTCGCTCACGCCCGCGCGGGTCGCATCCGTCATGCGTGTCGCGCGCACCATCGCGGACCTCGACGGTTCCGAGAAGATCGGCGCGCCGCACGTCGCCGAGTCGGTCTGCTACGTGCCAGAGCGGGTGTTCTCGTGAAGCCCACCAGGATCAAGCTCGTACACGAGGCGGAGCCCGTCGAGCTGCGCGCCGTCGCCCGCGTCGGTGAGTTCGTTGCGCACGTCCCTTGGAACGCATCCGCCGGGTACGAAAAATACCTCACGCTTTCGCACGAGGATACGAGCGCCGAGGTCTTCTGCGAGAAGGCTCGGCTCGTCCGGGCGTTCATGCGCGGGGCGAAGACGGGCCGGACGCTCGCCCGTGTCGCGGAGGCGTGGCGCGCTCGGATGGCGGACCCCTACGGGAAGAAGATGAACCCGCGCGCGTGGCGCGCCGTTCGTCGGTACCAGCAGATCCTCCAGAAGAGGTACCCGTGAACCTCGAAGACGACGAGAAGAAGTTCGGTCCGTATGTTGTTACGGACGATGGGACGCTCATGATGGGAGGCCTTGGGATAAGCCTCGACGCAGTGCTTTCCATCGCACGTTCGGTTGGCGAAAGGCCATACCCAGGCGCCGAACTGAAAGCTGCGAAATACCTCGTGTACGACCTAAACGCGGCGTGCGTCGCGCTCCGGCGGCAAGTCGCCCTCGCGGAAGCCGCACGGACCATCCACGAGGCCGTAAGGGCCGACGAAAACCTGGTCGCCGCGATCGACGCCGCATACCGCGTCGGGGGCGCTGTGGCGGTCCGGGACCTCGTGCTGCGCGGCATCGCCGCGCCCAAGGATTAGCGGCGATGGGTTATACGACAGACTTTACCGGCCAATTCAGGCTTGACCGCAGGCTGGCGCCAGAGCATGCTGCATACCTCCGCGCGTTCAACGAAGCGCGCCACCTGCGGCTCAACGCGAAGCGGGCAGAGACCGTGGCGGACCACTGGCGCGTCGCCGCGGGTCTTCCCGTGGGGCGCGAAGGCATGTACTGCACGTTCATGACTGCCGGAGCCAGCGCCGCGCGCGGCCTCGTTCTGGAATATGCGTCGCCGCTCGGGCCGAACACATCTCGCTACTGCGGTTGGGTTCCGACGGATGACGACCGGGGCATCGCGTGGGACGGCGCGTGGGACGGCGCGGCGAGCGGCGGTTTCGCAGCGTGGCTCGCGTTCGTCGTCGAGCACTTCCTCGACCGCTGGGGCTACGCGGTCCGCGGCGCTGTCGCTTGGGAGGGTGAGACCGCGGGAGACACGGGTGTGCTCGTCGTTCTCAACAACCGCATCGTCGTCGCGGGGAGCGGCCATCCGCACTGCACAGACGGCGACGTCGGCGACGACATGAAGTTCCAGGGGCGCTTTGCGCACAGGTTGGTCTCTGCTGCGTGTCTGGGAGGTGTCAAGGCTGTGGTAGACTTGCTAAGCTCGCCGCATGCCTCCCCCGCCCCTGACAACCGACCCGCAGTCACTCGTCGCTGAGGTGCGCGCCGCGCCTGGTGAACTCTCGATCGTCTTCCCCGGCGGCGTGCGCATCGCGGCGTCCGCGGGGTTCGCCGCCGGAGACGTAAACGCGGTCGTTGAGTCTCTCTTCGGCCCAATGAACGCAGCGCTCGCGCCGCTGAACCCGATCTTCAGCATCTTCGACGCGATCAAGGCGATCTTCGCCGCAATCAGTGCGATCCCAAAGACGTTCGGCCTGGGCAAGGTCCCTCCTGACCCGGCGGCGCTCCCAAAGGCGCTCCCGCCGCTCGCCGCGGCCGTGTCCAAACTCTTGGAAATGTACCCGCCGGTCCCCATCGTAGTGATGGTCCGGGGCATCTTGGAGGCGCTCGTCGTGGCGCTTGGGGGTCTGCGCGACCGGTTCGCCTCGCTCGTGGCGCACGCCGCGCGGGTGACGAACGCGCAGACCCGCGCCGCGCAGCTCGGAGGGACGGTGGGCGCCTCGCTCCAGCTCGTCGCGGACAAGGCGCAGGCGAACCTCACGGTCCAGGTCCAGAATGCGTCCGCCGGGGCGACGCCTCTCAACCGCCTGATCGGGCTGGTGAACGCGCTTCTGGAACTCGCCGGTTTGCCGTGCGTGCCTGCGTTTGGAGCGCCGACTGAACTGACCGAGGCCGCGCTCGCGCCGCTCGACGCTTTCGTGGCGCTGCTCCAGAACGTGCTCGCGCTGCTCCCGTTCGGGGCGCCCCTTCCGCTTCCCGCGCCGACACCCGGGCAGTGCTAAGCTGCGCCGCATGGCGCTACCCAACGATCTTGCCCAAACCGTGGAAGCTGCGCGGTCCGGCCTCCCGACCTTCCTCGGTTCGGGCTTACTCCGCCCGTTCTTGCGTGACCAGAAGAACGACTTCGCCTCTGGGTCGGGGACTGACCTCATCGCGGCCTGCGTCGGGCAGGTGCTCGGCACGAAGCGCTCGACGCCGAACGGGACCGGAGAGATCCCATGGCGTCCGGAGTTCGGCTCGGCGCTCCAGGAACTTCGACACCAGAACAACGACGACGTGCTCGGGGACCTCGGTGTTGTTTATGTCGGTGAGGCGCTCCGGCGCTGGGAGCCGCGGGCACGAGTCACGTCCGTTACGCCGCGCCGCAACCCGGACGGGGACGCGCTTGTGTTCGACGTGCGTTTCGACGTGGTCGACTCGCGAGGCAGGGCGCTCGCTCGCGGGCTGCGCGTAGCTGCTACCGTAGGCGCGTGACTGCGCACCAACTCACGCCCCCCAACGTCGACTACACCTCGAAAGACTTCACCGCACTCCGAACGCGCCTGTTCGAGCTCATCAGGTCTGTATTCCCGAAGTGGACTGATGCCTCGGTGGCCAACTTCGGCAACATCCTCGTCGAGCTGTTCGCCTTCACGGGCGACATCCTCTTGTTCTACCAGGACAACCAGGCGCGCGAGGCGTTCCTGCCGACCGCGCGACAGCGCCGGAGCCTGCTCGCGCTATCGCGGTTGGTTGGATACGACCCCGCCGGTGCGACCGCGGCGACCGTCGACGTCGTGCTGACGTTCGATCCCGCGCCGACCGGGACGTTGACGGTCGCCCGCGGCGACCGTGTTGCTACGCGCGAGATCACGAGTCCAATCTTCTATCAGTTCACGGAGGCGCTCGTTGTTCCCGTGGCGGCCACGTCCGTGACGGCGAGCGTCGAGAACAGCTTCAGCCCGACCCCGGCGGCGTTCACGAGCACGGGTGCAGCGTTCCAAGAGTACGTGCTCCCGGCGTATCCGTACCTCGACGGCTCCGCGTCCGTGTCCGACGCGTCTTCCGGCGCGTACCCGGCGTTCGCGGACGGCTGGCGGGAGGTGGTGAACCTGCTCTCATCGACGTCAACCGACCGGCACTACGTTGTCGTGGTGGATGAGCGCGACCGCGCCTCCGTCCGCTTCGGGAACGGCGTGAACGGGCGCGTGCCGAGCGGCACCGTCACGGTCGCGTACAAGACCGGAGGCGGGAGCGCAGGGCGCGTCGAGGCGGGTGCCATTGCGCGGATGGAACGTCCCACCTACTACGACTCGCTCGGGAACTTGGTCCGCGTGAGCGTGACGAACCCGGCGGCGTCGTCTGGCGGCGAGGACCGGCAGACAAACGCCTCGATCCGGGTGAACGCGCCCGAGGCTCTTCGTGTGCTCCGCCGGGCGGTTGCGCGGGAAGACTACGAGATCGCAGCGCAGCAGGTGCCGGGCGTCGCGCGGGCGCTCGCCGTCTCTGTCGACGAAATGCCGGGCGTGCAGGAGAACGAGATCCTGCTCCTGATAGCCACGCCGGAGGCGGACGTGCCGTCGCAGGCGCTGCTGGACCAGGTCGAGGCGCTCTTCGCGCCAGATGGTTTGTACCCACGCCCGAACACGCTGCGGCTCCGCGTTCAGGCCGCGCCGTACCTCGATATTGACGTATCGACGACGGTGTTCCTGGCGCCCGGGGCCTCAGCCGCGACCGTGCGCTCCGCGATCGAGGGGGCGCTCGAGGACTTCTTCGCGCCGCTCGACGCCGACGGCGCGCCGAATACGTCGATCAACTTTGGTTTCTATTTTCAGGATCAGGACGGCGACACGACGGGGCGCTTCGCGTGGAGTGACGTGCACAACGCGGTGCGGGATGTGCCCGGCGTGGGACGCGTCGACCCTGGCCCGACAGGGTTCGTGCTCAATGGGTTGCGCGCCGACGTACTCCTGTCGGCGATACAGTTTCCACGGCTCGGCGCGGTGACGCTGATTGACGGCGCCACGAGCCTTCCTTTGTAGCGCCCTAAGCGCTACGCTCATCCACGTGGCAGACCCCCCGCGCAACCTGGACTTCGCGAACGTCGCTGGGTCCCGCGTGCCGGATGGTTGGGTCCTGTCGGACGCTCCCATCTTGCACGAGGCGGCGACGTTCGCCTCGACGGACTTTGCCCCGGAGCCAGACCCCAACATGTCTGGGTGGTCCGTCCTCGGGGGGACCACGTCTCCTGCGAATCATCCGTACGATGTGTCGTTCGTCCCGCTTGGGAATGCCGTGCGCGTGACGGAGAACTTCGGGTCCGGCGCGCACGGGGTCGTGTCTCCTACACCGCGCACACTCAACGAGGGGCAGAGCTATGTGTTTGGCGTGTACCTGCGCGCCGATAGCGCTGCGTACGCCGGGCCGGTGTGCCAGGTGTGCACCGACGGCTTCGTCGGCGCGATATACGACTTCGCCGCAGGCGCTGTGACGCACGCTGGATGGCTCGGGGACGTAGAGCCTCCGGACCACCTTGTCCTAGCCGGTATCAGCGCGGAGGTGTCTGTTGTCACGGGTCCTGGCGGGTGGGCGCGCGTTTCCGTCGCCTTCCGCCTCGTGGACGACGCGGTCTCGTTCGGACTGTCGGCGACGTCGGACTACGGCGTTTTACTGTTCGACAACGCACTCGGATTGCCGGAGTATGCGGGGGCCGGGCGCTCGGCTGACTTCTGGGGCTTTTTCGCTTATGAAGGAGACCCAGAGCTGGCTGAGACGTATGCGTCCGAGGCGTGGGTCGGATCTGTGTACCTGTCCGCGCTCGCGACCGTTTCGTACGCGACGTTCCCAGCGGCCGGACCGGATACGACGTACGAAGGCTACGACCGGTGGGCCGTTCCGTATTTGGAAGACCTCGACGGCTACCTCGCGGATGCGTCGTTCGCCGGGTCGGGCGCGACCGAAACCTACGCTTCTGGGTGGGGCACGGACAACTACGCCAACGAGAACGCCGCGGTCGTATTTGCCACGTTTGGGGGCGGCGCCGAGACCGAGACCTATGCCGTCGGGTGGGGCACGGACGGGTACATCGACGAGGTTCCGTCTCCGACCGAGGCGACGTTCTCCGCCGATCTCGCGCTTGACGCTGAGACGTACGCACCGGCGTATCCAGAAGTGCCGTTTGACGCGGTTCCCGCAACGGATAGGCTCAACGCGACCGCGCACGGGCTCAACGACGGCGTGCGCGGCTGGGTGGCCGTGTTCGGCCACGTCGCGGGTGCGCAGCTCCCGACACCGCTCTCCGCGCACGTGCGGTACTTCGTCGTGAACTCAACGGCGAACTCTTTCCAGATTTCGCTTACCGAGGGCGGAGCGGCGGTCGACATCACGGACGCGGGCGTTGGCGAGTGCTACTTCGTGCCGGACCCCGCCCGGTACTGGCTCTCGGAGTAACAAGATGGCCCCGAACGACTTCCTCGACCTCGACAACGTGCTCTCGACCTCCGCTGTGGCGCGGAACGTGTCCAACGGGCTCGCCTCTCCGGGAGGTGCTCCGGACGACTCGATCTACGCGATGAACAGCCTGCTCGCGCAGCAGGGCGTGGTCGCGCGGCGGTTCACCCCGCAGGCGCCGAACACGAACTTCTCGCCGCTGCTCTACGGGGGCGAAATCTCGTACGCCGTGCAGCGCGCCCCGTCTGGAGGACTCACGGGCTGGGACGCATGGATCTTCATGGCCCTCCAGGGGCCGGACGTCGCTGACAGCGCGTACATCCTCGGCTTGGCGAACGGAGACCCTTGCTACATCGAGCTCCGGAAGGGTTCGCTCGCGGGTGGGCTCCCAGACGAGAACGTCGGCGGCGCGAATAAGATCCTTCGGCGCTCGTCAGTGGCCGTTGCGGTCGGTACATACGTGCACATCCGTTTGGAACATGTGGTCAACAGCAACAGCGAGTGCACGCTGAACTGCTGGTGGTCGCTCTCGGGCGACGTGACTGCTCCGGTGTGGGAGCAGATCCCCGGCATGGCCCCGTTCATCGACGACAGCGTTGGAATCAACTCTGGGTCGCTTCCGTACCTGTCTGGGTACGCCGGGCACGGCGCACGCTTCCTCGACGCAACGCGGCGCGTGTACTTCGACCACGGAAAGGTCGGGAAGCAGACGGCGCTGCCGTGACGTTTCCGACCGGCCTTCTCGCAGCGCTCTCGGGACCTGACGGAACGGGGCGGTACAGGCTCGGGCCAGCCGCATCGAACGTACGCACAATCATTGCTAATGGCGAAAACGTCGGGTTAGAACAGCGTGCGGATTGGACGGACGGCACTCCAGTAGTGCTCCGTTTTCGCGCCAGTCTGCGCGGGTCGAAAGACGCGCTGGGCCCAAACGCGACATGGTCGCTGCGTGTTATACGCGACGGGTTCGAGCGCCTCGTCATCCCGCTGTCCTCGTCGTCCGGGTCGGGCGATTCCGCACGTCCGCAAGAGCTGACAGACCTGGCGTTTCCGCTCTGGGGCGTCGTCAACGCCGACACAGCGCTCAAATTTCAGGTCATCTACGAGGACGCAGCAACGGAGGCACGCGACGCGGAGCTCCCGTCGCTCGTGCTCGACTCGCTCGTGCTCGACTACGCGGTTGATGACACTCGTATCATCAACCGCGTTCCGAGTCCGGGGCAGCGGAACGTTGCGGTGGGCGGCTCGGGGTCGTACGCCCAGGACTTCGGGATCTCGTTCGAAGTCTACGTCCCGTCGGGCGTCGCAGCGCCGTCCCCGCCCCTCGCGGGAGATGACGCGTCGCTGTGGGTCAACGGGATACTCGCGTGGACGAGCGCCGGTGGCGACGAACCCGGCTTTACCACAACGAACTCGCCGCTCGACCTCGACAACACGTCGCGTTTTACAGTGACGCTCGACGATCCTCTACCCCACAACGCTGAAGTCGTCGTGAGACTCCGCGCGGACTATGGGGTCGGTGGCACGCTCGACGAGTCCTGGTCCTTTTTTACGGAAGACCTCGACGCTCCGGCGTTGATATCCGCGCATCCATTGTCGCAGACTGTTGTGCGCGCGGCGTGGAATGAAAACGTGCTGGCGTCGACGCCAAGCGGCGCGGCGGACGCGCTCAACCCGGCGAATTGGCGCCTCGAACTGCTCTCGACGTCACTCGCCGACGGTCTCCCCGCGGTAGTTCCCTCCGTCACCTCTGTTTCAGCGGTCGACGGAAGCACGTTTGATGTTGCCTTCGACCAGGAGCTGACGCGCGGGGCGCGCTACGCGCTTGTAGCGCTGAACGTCGTCGACCTCGCGTACGCGCCGAACCCCGTGGCGGACCCGGACACGCGCGTGGAGTTCGTCGGGTTCACGCCGCAGCAGCCCGCGCTCCGGCGCTTCTCGATGCTCGACTGGCTCCCGGCGATGAACGTCGTCGAGGACGAGACGGGCGACTTGCGGGCGTTCATCGCGTGCCTCCAGGAAGTCGCGGACCTCCTGCTCTACGACATCGATGCGTTCTCGCGGATATTCGACTCGGACCTCGCTCCCGAGCGGTACGTCGACGCGGTGCTCCAGGGACTCGGCAACCCGTTCAGGTTTGTCCTTAGCGAAGTTGACAAGCGGCGCCTCGCGCGCCTCCTCGTTCCGATCTACCAGCTCAAGGGCACGGACCGGGGCATCGTAGACGCTGTACGCCTGTTCGTCGGCGTCGAGGTGGAGGTCGTCCTTTCCGCCGTTGGTCCCGCGTGGAACCTCGGGGTGTCGCTCATGGGCGTCGACACGTACCTCGGGGGCTCGAGCTTGCGCGACCTGCTTTCGTTCTGGATCTGGTGCGGCGTCGCGCTCACGGACGCGCAGCGCTCGAGGATCACGGCGATCGTGCTCTATATGAAGCGCGCGGAATCACACTTCCGCGGGTTCCTGGAGCCGACGCCGGAGGTACCCGCCACGCCGTTCTGGGACCTCGGCGTCTCGCTTCTCGGCGTCGACACGGTGCTCGGGTCGGGATGACCACGCCCAAGGCTTTTCAGCATGAGCGAACCCGAACCGAAAGAACCAAGTATCCTGAAGAAGACCCGCGACGACGTTCTCGCCGCGATCCGCAAGCTCGTTGAAGACTCTGCGCATCTCCCGCCCGCAGAGCGTGCCGCTGTCCTGCGCGAGGCCGCCACGGCCATCGCGACCATCGACGACGCGATGACGCGCAACCGAGCCGTGTTTATCGACGCGGAATTCCGCAAGCTCCAGCGCTAGACCGAACGTGCTAGGTTCGTCCACATGGCGAACCTGCTCGAGTTCTGGCTGAACCTCCTCGTGACCCCTAATCACCTCAATACGGTCCAGGACAACCTCCAGGCAGCGGACCGTGCGATGCTCGTCGACGCGGCTTTCGGCGGCGTCTTCTACGGGCTCGCCGTAACCGAGCGCGGGGGCGGCGCGAACCTGTCCGTCGACGTGTCTGCGGGCGCATCGTACGACGCGGACGGCGCGCGGTGTCGGACGCCGAGTACGCAGAACGTTGACGTCTCGAACGACTACGACGGCACGCCGACGGGCGTGGCGGGCGTTGGCAACGAGAAGTGGCTGTCGGTCTCGATTCGCTTCAAGCGCGCGGAAAGCGTGCCGTACGTCGACGGGAACAGCGTCCCTGGCAACTTCGTGCAGGACGAGAGCTACGAGTTCGTCGTGAAGCAGGGCGCGGAGGCTGGGGCGGGTCTCGCGGCGCGCCCCGCCCTTCTCGCGGACGCCGTTCTTCTCGCGGACGTCAAGATCGTCTACGGGACGACGCAGGTGCTCAATGCGGCGATCTCTACGACGCGGCGCCAGCTCCCGTTCGACCTGTCAGGGACGGTCCACACGCTCCGGGCCGGGCGCGTCGGGGGATCCGGAGGGGCGCTCGAGCAGCTCCTTGGATGGCTCGACGGACACATCGACGGGAGCGCCGACAAGCACGCGGCGAGCGCGGTCGACTATGCCGGTGGGTCCACGTGGGCAGACGGCACGACCAACCCGGCCACGACGGTTGAGGCCCAGCTCGACAAGAACATCTCCGACCTCGCCGGGTCGGCGGGCGGGGCACGCGTCGGTGCGTCGTCGTTCTCGTTCGGCGTGACGAACATCACTGGAGCTACGGTACAAGCGCAGATCGCGCAGGTCGCGGCGGCGACGAACCTCTACTACGCCGGAGGCGGTACGTGGGCGGACGGCACGACCAACCCGGCGACGAGTGTTGAGGCCCAGCTCGACAAGAACATCTCCGACCTCGCGACGACTTCGTCGTCTGGCGGTCTCGCCCGGGTCGGGTGCGGCGCCCGAACTACGTGGCTCGGCGGCCGGACGAACCCGGCTGCGACGGCGTTCGCCGCGCTCGACAAGGTCATCACAGACATCTCCGCGCAGACGGCCGGGGACGACGGGATGGAGCGCGTCGGAGGCGAGGCGCG